CAATATGCTAGCGATCCTAGGCGCAAATCACAATCAATCACGGAGAGTTTGTTCGCATGAAGTACAACGAAAAAGCTAACAGTCCCCCGCGCGTTCTGGTGTACGGTGAACCGGCCAGTGGCAAGACTGGCATGATTGCTCAGCTTGCCAACGCCGGCTACCGCATTCTACTGCACGACTTCGACCAGAATGCCCGGGTCATTGGGTCGTATCTCAAGCCGGGCCACGCCGACATCTACATCAAGTCCTATGAGGTGGCCAAGTTGGCGGGCACCAGCATCTTCGATGGCGGCAAGGTCGATGTGAACAAGTTGGCTGTCGCCGAGTTGCGTGTATTCACTCAGATGTTAGAGCGGTGGAAGGCTGACGGTGATGATCTTGGCCCGGCTGCCGACCTGACCGCCAAGGATATTGTGGTCATTGACAGTGGCACCTTCCTTGGTGAACTGCTGCTGATGGCAGCACGCGAAGACCCCGAGGCCAAGCGTGATGGGCGGTCGCTCTACAATGTGGCCGGCAATTACTACGGAGCTATCTTGGACTTCCTGTGTGGCAAGCGGATGGGTGCTTCGGTACTCATGCTGACGCATCTGATGCAGACCGGAGAGAAGGACGACAAGGGTAACTTTGTTGGCAAGACCCGCGACATTCCTGTTGCCATCGGCGAGAAGATGTCTAAGCGGATGCCAACCTACTTCTCGGATATCTGGCACCTTGAGGTGGACCGAGGTGGCAACCGCAAGTTCAATACGGCAGCCACTTCCCAGGCTGGGTTGCGGACTTCGGCGCCCGACAAGATCAAGGCCATCGAACCCTTCGATGTGGCTAGCATGTTCAACAGGCTGACGGGAGTAGGCGGCTAAGCATTTCGGGGCACAAACTGATTGACAAGTGGGGCCGCCCCGGATATACTCCTACTTGTCGAAGGGCCTAAGGGCTCTAAGCAACTAGCAAGTACAAACACACCAAGGAAAATGAGCAAGCTATGAGCGATCTTTTTGACACCGTTGTCTCCGCTACCGAGTCCGAGCGTCCGTCTTTCCGTCAGGCGCCGGAAGGTCCGTATCTTTGCACGGTGGCGCAGGCCAAGGAAGTCAAGGCTAACAGCGGTACGAAGGGCATTGAGCTGACCTTCACGATGCAGGAGAACCTTGATCCGACCGCCGACATGGATGGTGTCACGCTGTCCAAGTGCCGTCTGCGGGACACTCAGTGGATCACGGAGCGCACCGTTCCCTATGCTATGGAGCGGCTGTCGCGAATTGATATGGCCACCGTCGGCAAGACTTTCCGGGAGGCGCTCGATATTCTGCCCGGTGCCGAGGTCGTAGTTATCGTCAAGCACATTACGGAGGATCGGGACGGCAAGACTCTGACTACGCCGTGGCTTGAGGTCAGCCGTTACTACAGCAAGGACTGGTATATGGCCAACAAGATGGCGGCCTAACCTTTCAGTAAACTAGCAAAAACGGGGGCCTCGAAAGGGGCCCCCAATTTTTATGTCGGGACACCATGCCAAAACTAAAAACAGCCCTTGTGTTGGATTGGCCCAGCCTAGACCGCGCCGCAGGTAGCTACCTATCCAAGTGGGAGGACGAAGCCACCGCCGAATTGATGCGACTCGCCGGCTTCAAGCCAGACAAAATTTTGGTGGCGTCACAAACAAATCCAGGTAAATGGCCGCGCGCTTTTGTGGGCGGCAAGGTTGGCACAGCCCTGCTACCGTCGTATGAAACGGACAAAGCCAGTCTAATCAAGGACTTGGCTGGTTATGATATCGTGTTGACGATGGGCCAGCACGCCATGTTCTGCCTGACAGGCGAAACAAAGATCGATACCTACCGAAGCACTCACATTGACAGTCCCTTTGTAGCCGGCTTGCAGGTGGTGCCGACCTATGCGCCTTTCATTTATAGCCGGCTCAATTGGGCCGAGCGTCCTGTCGTAGCATCCGCAATGCAAAAGGCATTGACCCGGTACGCAGACAAGGATCGGACCATCTACATTCCTGAGACGACAGCCGATCTGTACTGGTATGCGACCAAGCATATCAGAAATGAAATTGTGTTCGACGTTGAAACTAACTATCAGGGCCGCATCACTGAGTTCTCGGCGGCTGCCACATCAACAGATTGTCTGTATGTGCAACTCGAAACCAAAAGTCATGAGGCTTTGTGGAACGAGAAAGACGAATTAGATATCTGGTTGTGGTTGCATTGGCTGGCCCAACAAAAGGATATTGCGTGGGGCTTTCACCACGCGGTCTATGATCTTAGCTATCTGGACAAGTATGGGATCAGGCCGGCCGGCCACATCTTTGATACCATGTTGCGGCACCATGCCTACCAGCCTGAGTGGGAGAAGTCGCTAGGCTTCCTGGCATCGTTGCATGTGCCGACCCGGGCCTGGAAGCATTTGCGGACGCAGGCCAAGAAAGACAATAACAAGGCGGGGGCTATCTAATGTCAGACGAAATTGAGACCAAGGATGCCGACGAGGATGCTGGGGTGATGCGCCGGCTGTGGGCTTCCGTCATCATTCAGCAATTGATTGACGCCACGACCGATGCTAAGACACCACATGCGGCCGTCTTCAAGCGACAGGCCCGCGCGTGGTTTACGGCTGAGGTCGGCACGACTGCTCAGGATTTCGAGGAAGTCTGCATGTCAGCCAACGTGGACCCCATCCGGGTACGAAACTTTGTGAAGACCTATGAGGGTCCGCCGCTGACAGCACAACGCCTGTCTCGGATGCGAGACCAGATTTTGACAGGGAGTGTGGCAATTGAAAATTCTAACTGATCTGACGCCCACGCCAGCCAATCGAGACATTATTTACAATTCGCTAGACACGATGCAGACTATGGCGCTAAAGGAAATCTTTGACGCCGGCCTGCTGCCGCCGTGGGCACAGCATACCTTCGCGTATAGCGAGAAGATGTTGGGGCCCATCCTGACCATGATGCGGCGCGGCACTCTCATTGACGCGACAGAAAAAGAGTTGTGCATCCGGGCGTTCCGGGCTCGCCTCCAGAAAGTCCAAACAACTTTCGACACGATCTGTGAATCCCTGTTCGGCACAGTCATCAATGTGAATTCACCGATCCAACTCAAGGAACTTTTCTATTCGTTCATCGGTATCCCCGAACAAACCAAATCCAAAAAGGGCGAGGTCAAGGTTGGCACCGACCGAGAAATCCTAGAACGTATTGCCAGCAGCTACCCGCGAGGTGCTGTCTTTGCGAATTTGATTTTGCGACTCCGCGACCTAGAAAAGCAAATCGAATTCCTATCCAAAAAACTCACAGCCGACGGCCGCTTTGTAACCAGCTACAACATTGCGGGCACAGAAACCTTTCGGCTATCCAGCAGCGAGCATCCGTTGCGTCTCGGCTCCAACCAGCAGAACATTCCCGGCGCCGCCCGCAAGGCTTTCATTTCGGACCCGGGCTACACGTTCTTTCAGGCAGACCAGCAGGGTGCCGAGGCTCGCATCGTTGCCTACACTTCTGGTGATGAGAACTACATCGCGGCCTGTGAGGGCGGCGACTCACATACGATGGTGGCTGCCATGGTGTTTGGCTTCGAACCCATCCGCGCCCTGGCCGAGCGCAACTACTACCGCACCTACAGTTATCGTGACCTCACTAAGAAGGGGGCGCACGGCTCAAACTACTATGGGAAGCCTTACACTATTGCAAAAAATATGCAGGTGGAGACTGCAATCGCCGAGCGGTTTCAGTTTGAGTACTTCAAGAAGTTTCCCGGCATCTCAGAGTGGCACCTTTGGGTAGCCAAGCAACTGCGTGAGAAGGGGTATCTAGAGAATGTGTTTGGGTTTCGGCGTACGTTCTGGGGGCGCAAGTGGGATGACGCCACTCTGCGAGAGGCCATCGCGTTTGGGCCGCAGTCGGCAGTAGGTGTGCTGACGAATTTGGCGCTGCACCGACTGTGGGAAAAATACGAAGGAAAGCCGGGCGCGCCCGTCCAGATTCTTATGAACGGCCACGATGCGGTGATCGGCCAAATCCGTACCGATCTGGTGGAAGAATTGGTGCCCCAACTTTTGGAGGACATGAGATTTCCCTTTGATATTGCTGACATTCATGGTAAAGTGCGCACTGTGGTAATCCCATTCGACATGGAATTAGGTATGAATTGGGGCAAAGTTTCGGACGACAACCCGAACGGGCTCAAGAAATGGAAGCCGAAGGTGTAGCATGACTCATGATTATCTTGAAGACCGGGCCGCCAACTATCGGCTGATGCAGAACATCCGTTCGTGGTGGCTCAAGCGTGGCTTTGTGGTTCACGTGTGGCTGGAGAAAGCCAAAGACCCAACGAACAACACCAACATCTATGTGATCCGAACTAACATCAATCAGAATTGTGCGCATGCGGGGACCAAATATGCCGTCCATTGATGATGCCGACTCCAACGTCGTTCCGTTCAAGCTTTCGGTAGTGCCGCAGTTCACGGCGACAGAAGAAGATACGTCCTCCGAGGCGTCACAGCTGGGCCCCGAGAAAGCCCAAATGTATTTGGCAATCTCGGCCGCCGCCGAATTCCTGCTAACCAACAAGGACAAGCTTGAGTACTTTGTGTTGGGCGCAACCATCCGTGAAGAGGATTCATCGCCCGAAGAGCTGGGCAAATTTGTGGTGGCCACATCTCCGATTAAGCTGGCTGATTTCTGTCTTGCACTCAAGCTACTCGATATCTCTGTAACCCGAAGTCTCTGATGCTCAAGCCCCCTCTTCGTGCGCAGTATGCCAGCTACGCTCCAACCTTTGTGGAGCAGCAACGGACGGCTGCGCAAAAAGAGGGGCTTCGCTACGAAGCGGCTGTCTTGCGAAAGCTTAAGTTGGCTTGTCCCAAGATGAAGCCGGGGCCCTGGCTCTACTACCGGGCCGCCAACAAGTCGGGGGTCTGTCAGCCGGATGCGCTGTTGTGGCTCGGGCCAAATCTTTTGTGCATCGTAGAAGTGAAGCTGACGCATAAGTATCAGGCCCGCGAAAAGCTGTTACATTTTTATGGGCCGGTCGTGCAAGCAATCCACCCCGACGTGCAGATCTGTTATATGCAAATATACAAGCGAGCATCTAACAGATCTCACAAACGCACGCTATCCATTTATGATCTGGACAAACACAAAGCTGGAGTCTATAGAGAATGTCAACTCCTATCGTAAAGTTCCGGCGCCTCCGCGAAGGTGCTATCATGCCCACCCGAGGTTCAGATGGGGCTGCCGGCCTCGACCTCTACACGGTGGACATGGGTATCTTCCGTCAGGATCGCCTGACTAACATCCTACACACTGGCATCGGCATTGAGTTGCCGCCCGGCCACGTGGGCTTGGTGTGTTCGCGCAGTGGCCTTGCCTCGCGGCAAAAGCTTTTCGTGCTGAACTCACCCGGCATCATCGACGAAGACTATCGGGGCGAACTGATTGTGATCCTGAGCATGCTGCCCGGCGATGCGGCGTGGCCTAGCTGGGACACCACCGTAATCCAGCCCGGCTCGCGGGTAGCCCAACTAGTGATCATGCCGACCCCGCAATTCCAAGTTGAGGAAGTCTCCGACTTTTCTGCTACTGAGCGTGGAACCAACGGTCTTGGGAGTACCGGCCTATGACTTTATCAGATCTCAGGATTGGCTGGTTACGCTACGGAGTTCCAATAACAGCGGGGTGTTTTCTTTTTTCCCTCTTGAATTTTTCTAGTTGGGCATCTACGCCGTGGATATTCCAACAAATTATAACGGGGGGAATTATAGTTTCTATGGTGTCTATAATCGGTAGTATCATAGATTGTATTCTACGGGAGTTACAATAAGTCATGAAAATCTTTATTAGCCTTGCGCTTGTGTCGTGGTTTGTCAGTTTGGTGGCTGGCATTTGTGCCGAAAACGAAGAAAATTTTAGCTATCGAGAACGTGAGAAACTTGAGGTTATCTGCGGAGGCACTCTTCTTTTCGGGGCTGTCTGCTTCCTAGCGGCAATCATCATTGCCATTTGGGTGTTCCTGCCATGAGCTACGTCGATGACAACCCAAAGACTATCCACGGGCAAGCTAAGCCCAGCCTGACAAACGTGCCGCCGGTGGCCATGTTCAAAGTTGGGCAGGTCATGGAGGTTGGCGCCGCCAAGTATGGGCCTTACAATTGGCGCGACTCACGCGTCACACAATCAACCTACATCAATGCGGCACTGCGCCATATCATGGAGGATTGGGATGGCACCGACTTCGACAGCGAAACCGGCCTGGAGAATCTGGCTCACGCTGCCGCCTGCCTCATGATTGTGTTGGATGCCCGTGCCCAAAACTGCATCAACGACGACCGACCCACGGACGGAACCATGACACATTTTCTGCGGCAGAACACCAAGAAGGTTTTAACAGATGAAACAGACCCTAACCAGCCACGAACTGTTATTGTATCAGGATTTCAATTTCCGGCACGAACATAAACGCCGAAACTGGTTTGCCAGGAGGTTTCTGCCCGAGCCAGAATACCACATAACTATTGAGCAGGCACCGCCGAATGGGATTGGCCCGGCCTTCTATGCGGTGTGTACGTGTGGTAAGCGCGAGAACATAACAGACTATTCATGTTGGTAAGGAATTCCCATGCCAGACTTCAAGCCTCAGACTATCCTATATGTGCCGGATACCCACGTCAAAAGTGAGGACGACCTTGCCCGTTTCTATGCTCTCAAGACATGGCTGTCTGATCGCCGCATTCGTCTCGATCATGTGGTACAAGGTGGAGATTTGTGGGACTTCGAAGCCTTCTGTCTACATGATCAGGCAAACCCCGACTGGTATGGTCGCCAGTTTTGGGACGAATTCAAGCGGGGTCTCGATGCCTTTGACATCCTAGAGAAACTGGTCAAGACCCACGGCCGCCGAGGCTGCAAATTCCACATGACAGAGGGCAACCATGAGAATCGCTATAACAAGTGGATGGCCAGCGACCCACGACTCAAGACCAGCCCCTTCCCCAAGACCGTGGCCGACCTCATTGCCTACTACCGGCCGACCTCCAAGGTAAATTACGTTCCCTTTCTGGAACCGCTGCTGCTTCATGATGTGGCGTTCTCCCACTACTTCGTGAGCGGGCTGATGGGCCGGGCCCAAGGTGGTGAACGCCCAGCCTCAACTATCCTCAAGGCTCAGCACATGAGTTGCGTGGGTGCACACAGCCACGTTCTGGACAGCGCCGAACGAACTCGGGCCGACGGCCGCAAGATTCATTGCCTCATTGGCGGGTGCTTTGTGAACCCCAAGCACGACTTTGCTTTTGCTGGGGCTGCTCGCAAGCTGTGGTGGTCCGGGTGCCACCTGTTGCACATGACGGCGCCCGGTGAATTCGACACAGAGACTATAAGTTTGGCTAGAATGTCGTAAACAATTGTGGTATACTGTACGGAAAACAGCCGGGTGTAATCTGGTTGTCTTCTGTACAGTAACTTTGCCGGTAACGGAGACATAAATGCGTAAGAAGATTGCGATGCGAAAGGGTGCCGGCAAGGTGGCCAAGTTTGCTGGCGGCGGCGAGGTTGATCGCCCAGCCCGCCGGTCCCTGATTTCCAACAACGCGGTTGGCTCTAATCGCGCACGCGGCCGGGTGCCTGTGGGTGCGGAAGCTGGTCCCGATCCCATCCAAATGGAGTACACGGTCGGCGCGCCTCGGGCTGGAGCCCTGGCAGGCGCTGACATGGGCGGCGTCGGGAATCCCAATCCGGTGGACGTGATGCCGCCGCCCGTTCCGCCCCCGGTTCCTCGCGTACGCGCCCGGGCCCGCCCGGCTAGGCGCGAGATGACAGCCGACGAACTGAACGACCGGGAGATGACCCGGATTCTGAACGACCGGTCGCTGGCAGCGGCGCAGGCCGGGCGCAACATGTACGCCAAGGGCGGCATGGTGAAGCCGCGCCGCGCTAAAAAGGGTAAATGCTGAGATGCCGCTCAAGAAAGGTTCGTCCAACAAGACGATCTCAGCAAACATTCGGACTGAGATGAAGCACGGTAAGCCGCAGAAGCAAGCCATCGCCATTGCGCTGCGCAGTGCAGGTAAGAAAAGGAAGCCCATCTAATGCGTGTTGTCACCATCAATACGAGCGCGAGCGGTACGTGGTATGTGCCCCTCGACTATCACCGGGCTCCCTTCAACGTCGGCATCATGGTGGTGCCCGTCAGCGGCAGCCCAAATCCCACCATCGCACACAGCCTGGAAGACTTCCAGAACGTACAGGTCAGCACGCCACAGTACTGGATCAACCATCCCTCGCTGGTGTCGGTATCAGCTACAGCTGATGGCAACTATGCCTATCCGATTCGTGTGATGCGTGTGCGCCAGGAAGGTGCCGGTGACGCGCGTATCTGCATCATCCAGGCTGGGCTTGTTGACTGATGGCGATCAGTGATCTGGCTGGCAGCGGTCTCGTTGGCGCTCCAAACTCTGCCCAGGTAGCCCAGCTAGTTGGCGAAATCCAGCACGCCGGCTACCCGTCGGACAAGTACACATGGATGTGCGACGGTACGGTAGTTGGAACTACCAACCTGCAAACAGCAGATCTGATTTATTTCTACCCATTTACGGTGAAGCGACGTGTGGCTTGTGCCGGCCTCTTCCAAATCTGCCTTACGGGCGGGGCTGGCTCTGCTGTCAAGAGCGCGATCTGGCGCAACGACCCGGTGTTGGCTCGGCCAACCGGGTTGCCGATCATGGGCCAGAACGCTGGCTACGACACGACCGGCACAGGCAACAAGATTGCGACGTTCACGGCTGTTACCATGGATCCTGACGTGTATTGGTGTGGCTCCAAATTCACGGGCACCGCCCCAATTCTGCTCAACATTTCAAGCACCTACGCTAGTCAGCATATCGCAACAGCAGCACCGCTGGCTGGGGCAAGCTTCATGCCGATTGGCTTCTCGACCGCTGATGCCTATGCCAATGATATCATGGCCTTTGATGCGACGGCCGCTACCCTGGCCGAAGTAAACAACTCGCGCATACCCATTACGGGTATGGTCTGGGCCTAACGCAGCGCCAACTCCAAAATAATCTTGCGCCGAAACATTGCCGGATAGTTTGCCCAACCGTTAGCTTCCAGCAGGAATCCGTCGGCAGTGATGGCGTAGTTGCGCAGCATATCAAAGTTGATGTCTTCCATGCTGGCCACCGCAATGGCATTGATGCGGATGCCAGCTTCCTGCGCCCTGTCGCGCGCGGCCCCTGTGGCCTCAGCATCATCCGATATGCCGTCAGTGCTGATGTCTATGATGCCCTGCTCGTATTCGCATGGTGCTTCTGCAAGCTGGTCCAGCCCGAACTCCAGGGCCCCGCTGATGCTGGTGCTGCCACTTAGCGTGCGACGGGTAGCTTCAAGACGGTTGGCGAACTCTTGGGCGTCTTGTCTGGTGCGCAGGACTTGCCAGCCCAACAGTGTTTGGGCACGATGACTGAACAGGCCAGCTGTGATTGCGATGCCGGGGGTGCGTTCGATAGCTTCAGATACTTCTTGGCTGCGCAGGGCAGCCGCCGTATGTAGTACTTGCTGGTTCCATTCGCTCTGGTACATAGAGCTACTGGCATCCATCATAAGCACCAAAGCTATCGCACAGATCATGGCCCCTGGTATTCCTCCAGCATCTTGTAATTGTTGACGGACTGATCCCAGATAGCGGGGCCCGCGCCATTTCCAAACCACCGAATGCTCAGCTGGTTTTCGACCATCCACTTCACAATGTTGTGAGTATCTTGGATGGCGGCCACCAGTTCGCCTGTGGTCAGAAAGTCTCGGGCCTTCTCCCCAGAACCCAACGTGATCTTCATAAGCTGTTGCTTAAGTTTGCTCGCATCCACATCAGCCGGATAGTGAAAGTCGTAACCATAGAAGTCGAAGCGCCGAAAGCCCATCACGAATGCGAGCATCGGCAGCCGCGTTGCCGCACAGGTTCCGCCACCAATGACCGTCCCGATTTTGAATTCGGGAAGCTTGGCATCTTGGGTTGCCTGAGTGAACGCATGCCAACCTAGCACCTGTGCCCCCTTGCTGTCAAGGAATTCCCGCACGCTCGGATGCGTCATGCTCGCCATCAAGAACTTGTCGGCGGGCCCGATTCCCTCAAAGAGTTCCGTTCGCTCGACACCGTGCGTCGACACGCCCGTGACCGGGCGGGGGTCCAGCAGCACCGTGTAGTCGGGGCGCACCCCAGCCTTCATCAGTACTGGCAGCGCATGCTTCACCGCAAAGATAACGGCCCCAGCCTTTTGCTTGGCACGGATTTCGTCACAGAACTCAGCCAGTGATGGCCCGGCCGACACCAGTAGCGCCAGTCTTTCGTGTGCCTGATAGGACTTGACCCAGCCCTTGAGCGCCTTCGTGTTGACGGCAATGCTGTCAAACTGTTCTTGCTTGTCGACGGAATCGACCGGCTTCACAACGAGAGGCTGGTTTATTTGGGGCATCCGAATGCCGGGTTTAGCCACCAACCCGAAGGCGATGGGCTGCTGCAACCCAGCATAGCCGTCCATCGACTGGCATAACATCTTCTGCCGGCCCTCGATCTCCTGCCAAACGCGGATGGGTCCCTCGGGCGCCCCTTCTTCTGGCTGTGCGATCACGTCGTCGAAGACAACCAGTTCGGCGTCCTTGACGCCTTCGTAGTCAGACTTCGTCGTTTCGTAGGAGTGGCCACCGTCCACATATGCAACGCAGATATTCTCAAGAAGCTTTTTAGATTTTAGGATAGTCTGAAGTGTGTTGCCCTTCACCAAATCAAAAGTGAATTCACGGCCCAGGCGATGCTGCAATGCAGCATAGTTGGCTAGGCGAGCCCTCACAATCCACTCGGTTGCATGAGGCTTGGTGTGCCCCTCGTGAATGCGGTCGTTGCCGCCCTCGAAAGTGTCGAAGCCCACATAATGCACGGCTTCCATACCGGCTGAGAACGCAGCCTCAGCCATCTGCACGGCGCGGCTTCCGTTCCATGTGCCGATTTCAACCAGCTTGGCTGAAGTGCTGCCGGCAACCATTTGGCGCACGATGCTGGCCAGCATGTCGTAGCGAGCCGGACAACCGAGACCGGGGTCCGCAATCGTAAACTTGTTAGGCCCCTTATAATGCACGGCGTAAGCGCCCAACAGCGACTGATGAAATGCATCCAGTCCCAGCGAACCCTCAGCCAAATTTTTTACGCGCAGCCCATGCGCCTGATGCAGCGTAACGAGACGGTCAAGCACTGCGTTGTCATGAGATTTCTTGTATTGAAAGGCTTCTAGACTAACATAGAGGCCATAATAGTCAGCCAAAAGATTGGCCCCCGCTGGAGTCTGCAAATTAAAAGCAAACCAGCTTCCCTCAGATTCCTTAATTCCGCGCCTATAAAGATATGTCAGATCAAATTGATTATCAAAAAGTTCATCGAGTAATTCATTGTCAATTGGTCGCATGGCTTCAGTGTCGGCATCAATAAAGCCAATCCAATCTAGGTCCGGCGTTACCGCATTTGCCAGAGATAGAGCTTTAAAGCAATAGCTAAGCCCAAACTGATCAGACGCGCCTCCAAGGTGGGCCTTCAACTTTTGAAAAGCATCAATGTTATCTAGCTGCTTGACAACAATCCCTGCTGGCACTTCCAACGGGGGAATGTCGTGCGTATAAATTTCCAGGCCAATATCTGCAGGCCAAAACTTTTTGAAAGATTCTACAAAGCGACGGCCATATGCTTCATATGACCCAGGACCCATCGTTGTAATAATTTTAGCGCGCATTTTAATCAACCTTAAACTTATTAGATTTAGTTGCGTTCTGCCACTTGGGAATAATTTGCAGATTGGCTGGAATATGCAAGCCACATACCAGAGAATTTTTTATTGGAACTATGTGGTCAACTTCGTATTTAATCCCAATGATATTTGATAAACGTTTAGCTTGTTTATAAATTTTTCTTATTTCTTTTAGGTTAGCCCAAAGCGGGCAGGCTTGTGTTTTTCTAGTTTGCCGCAAACGAACATTGGCTAAGGCTTCTGCTTTATGTGCGTGATAGTAATTTTTTGCATAATCTGGATTTTTAATTCTATACTCTCGTGAATAAATAATAGCCTTAATTTGTTCTTTAGGCTTTCTTCGATGCTCTCGATTGCGAGTTTTGTTTTTATTTTTAATGTTTTCCGAAGAAGTGTATTTCTTTACAATTTCAGATTTGCAAATCTTGCATAGGCATGACACTGTGTATCTTACAGATACATGTCCGCGCTTGCAAGGTATTCCAGTAAAATAAAATTTGCTTTTGTTTTTTCTGGCTTCGGCCCGGGTTGGAAAATTCTTAAAATTCTTAAAATCTATTTCGGGTAGCATCAATTAAATACCCTTTCCAAATTTCATCAAATGGTGTGGGTTCACGATTAACCATACCAGAAACAGGAGGGCCAAAAGTAAAATGTACGGCTTCGATTGGGGAGACTTTATTAGCCTGCTCGCTTTGGATGGCTGCCTCTGTGGTTGGGGAATAATTAGGAATCCAATGAAAAGCTTCTGGCAAGAAGCCAATGTCAGAATTCTTTAGCCACCCGAAGCCATGCAGGTACCGGCCCTCGGCCTGATTGACCATCTCAATAGTCGGAAGCTTAGAGCTGCTGAGATTCCACAGCATGAGCGCCGACCACAGCTTGCGGTGGTAGCGGGACTGCGGCTGCCCATCCATCTTGACTTTTGCTTCGGGCTGAAAGTTGTGCGGGACCACCATGACGGTCTTGGATTCATCTACATAATTTAGTATGTTATGAAGATCACCCAGCCACATGAAGTCGCAGTCTGAAAATAAAGCCCACCCCGTATAGCCAGCTTCTTTTGCTAGAAGTCCAGCTAAAAATCTAGAATGACTAAAAGCAACTGAAAACGGGCGACCGTC